CCGTTTCAACAGTTCCATCATCATTTGCCGTTGTACTCACAATCGTACCAACAGTTTGTCCACCTCTATTTGTTACTTCGTTAGGTATATCACCAACCGTCAATGGAGCAGATGCCGATGGGATAAGTTTACCAACAACTTTTTCATCTCTCTCTGACGTATCCTCAGTAGCAATCGCTCTTTCATCATATATTTCAGTATTTGCATAATAATTAAATGATAAAGCATTTTGTAATTGTTCTACAGGTCCAGCTAAACCACTACCACCAATAAAATCAAACCCTAAACTAACTTTGGCAATCATAGGTTGGACACCTATACCTTCAGGATTAATGTCAAACACTAACGGATCATAAGTAATACTAATATTATTAGGTATAATTTTAGTATGGTAGAAGTCACCAATTCTTAAAACTAATACAGGCGGAGCGCCAAACGATGTGTTCAACGCATCATTATGTTTTGGTCGTCCATCAGGTCCAATAACAGGTATTGTTTGACCCGGTCTCATACATTGATTTAAGAATGTTAATCTAGCATTTAAACCTTCAGGTGTTGTTGAGTGGAATGCCGGACTAAAATATTTAATCTTTTCCTTAATACTATCATACACCATAGGGTTACTTTCCTTTATAACTTCAAAATAATCACACTCACTAAACAAGTATCTTAATATTTTTTTAGAAATACCTTCTTTTACCTTTTTAATTGGGTCGGGTTTTCTCACAGGTTTTATACCTGGAGGTGATGGTGGTGATGGAGGTGATGGAGGTCCCGGTGGGGGTGGAGGTGGGGGTCCAGGTGGGGGTCCAGGTGGAGGTGGTGGCGGTGGAGGTGATGGTGGTGGTGATGGTATGTTTACTTCCAATCTAGCAATACGAACTCTTCTACAAGCCATTGCCGGTATTGAATACCACTGAGCAGTATCGTTTTCAGGTCCGTTAGGTGTTATACTAATATCTTCACTACAAGTAACTGATTCATATACACCATCTTTTGTTTTTGGTATTGTAATTTCTTCCCCATTTGAATTTTCAATAAAGGTGATTTTACCTTCACTTTCTAATGCAGATATGGTTTTATCTCCAATTGTTTTGGCTCTAAACCACTGTAATACAGAATTTATTCTTCTTTTGGATAAACTTCTGTTGTAATTAATTTTTGCCGGTGCCGAAGCAGATCCTTGTAACTCTATCTTAACGGTCCCATTTTTTTCTACAATAATTTCTTTTAACTTATTTAAAAAATCAATTTGTATTGTTTGATAATTCCCAATGATGATGTCATTAAAGAATTTTTGCACAACACTTTTATTCTCATACTTTTTACTACCAGTGTAAACATATTCAGGAGGTCTAGTAATATAGTCGGTCCCTTTAACTGAAAGGTATTGATTATACCAATAATCATATGGTTGACTTGCGGTAACCGTAGTATTAGGAACAGTATAACCTTCAGGGAAATCATTATCAAAATAAAATGAATAATCTATAAACTGTTGAATAGATTCAATATCCGCTTTTTGCGTTGCGTCTGTGTTAACTTTAGTATTTGATTTATTACCATTACCATCACCTAACACATCACTTTTCTGCGTACCACCTTCAGGACCTTCACCAATATTAGCGGAGATATCTTTAGATATATTAGAATAAATAGACCCCAACTCTTCCTCAGTTAATCTTGGTTCATTTAATAACTGTTGGTATGTGTATAACTCACTAGTTGGGATAGTATTAAACTTAGCCGCTAAATCATATATATCATATTTAACACAACCAGCAAAGAATGAATCAATTATTGAATCAACTTCTTTTGATGGTCTATTTGCCAATTGTTTCTCAATAATAGTATTCATAGCCGAAGGTGTATCAACAACTATTTTCCAACTTAAACTACCACTTCTTGTTGTGTTAGCATAAGTATAAATCGGTTCAGGTCTACCCAAGAATTTAGTTGGGTTCCAAGACGCTCTAACATCCTCATTAAATGAAATATCATATGGTGGGAACCACATAATTCTACCACCATTTGGTCCTTTCTCACAGGTTGGTAAATCATCATACGTATATCCCGGTTGATCTGAAGTTCTCCACGCTAAGTTCTCCAATGAGAACATATATTTCTTAACCTTACTATCAATAATATTTGTTGACCCCGGATTTCTTAATGGGGCAATATTTAAGTTGTATGTATTATCAAGAACTGAATTATTAAATTTACGACCTGATGTTGTTATACCATCAGTTTTTTGTAAGTCAGCATATGTTAAGTATGGGGTATCCTTTTGGAACACACGACAATATTCTCTACCAACTTCTATCCCATCAATTCCGATAATCTCCTCACCCGTTGAACTATCATAATAAGCAATTACTTGAGAACCTTTTGTCATTTCTTTATACCCATCGTTGAATACTTTAGAAACTTGGTTCATCGCATTACCCGCGTGTTTTAATCTAGCAGCACCCGTTACGTTATCCGCAGCGTTAATAATTCTTTGGGTTTCATCTAAAATTGACCCTCCTCTAAATTCAATATCTGTAGATAAATTTTGATTATATGAATTTTGTATTTCATTAAACTCACCATCAATGATTTTAGGATCACCACCAGGCCCAACTTTCCACCCCGCATTATCTTTATATTTCGGAGATGTCCATACAAATTTACCCGTTATACCACCCTGATTAGAATAAGCTTCAGCTTGTAAACCAAAATTAATCTTACCTTCGTTTCCTTCATAAAGTTTTCCCAATTCAGAAGGACCATAAACTAATGTTCCTTGTTGTACTCCAAGATAATTAACCGCAACTTGATTAGCCGGTTGAGTTATAAGTGATGGTTCAGATTCTTCACTACCAACATAGTATCCACCTCCACCGTTAGGTCCAACACCAAATAAATTAGATATCGCACTTGTAAATTGTTGTAGTGGTGGTTTATCGTAGTTTGGTCTGTATAAGTTATATTCTAAACTTTTAAATAAAACAGATTGTTGTCCATTACCCGTGTTTGCCAAAAATATCTCTGAAGGACTTCTGAACTTATTTAAAACAGAACCTAACGCACCACCTGTTAAGTTATTTGCAACATTTAATGCATTTTCTGTTTGTGGTGAAAATACCGGATCCGGATCATCAAAATAATCACCAGGTATAAATGAAACGGGGAAATATGTCCCTGTTAATCTATTCGCAAAGCTTACAGCAGCTAATAATGGATTTTCAGGTACAGTAATCTTCCAATTCTTAGTGAAGAATGGTTGTTGACCCGTCGCTAACATAGACGCACTAAACGGGTCTTGTAAACTACTTAAATTAAGACTCCCTAACGTTAATTGGATTAACTCTTGGGCAATTCTATCTTCAAAATAACCTTTTAATTGTACCGCCCCTATTTTTGCAAGGTAAGAATCTTGTGATAAATTTCCTAAATCACCACTTGGGTTATCAGAAAATAAAATAGAAAATGGACTATATGTTGATGGGATGTAATTAGTCGGTACTCCATTGTAGTACGGTAAATAATAGTAAGAGGATAACTGAAGATCGGTTATTATAACTAAATCTTTATACCCACCTTCAGGACCATATACATTTGTTACGTAAGCAGCATCAATATAAAATTCGTTAATTAGATCTAATTGAGTATCGTTTGGCTCATATGGACCCTCATTAGGTGGGATAGGAACTAAATTTCCTACACTATACTTACCTTGGAATCCTCCGTCAGGTCCCCATTGATTTAATGGGTATAAATTATTTGATAATTGGTTTGTTGATATTAAATTGTCAGGAGAGTCAATTACATTACTATCATTTAACGGACTAATCTCATATATCGCATTTCCTGGTGGGGGAGTAAATACTCCTTGTACTTCATAGGGTGCTAAATTTCTAGCAATTAATGAGTCCCTAAAAGACGACGATGATGCAAATGATAATACACTTTCTGGCATTTTTTTACTTTATCTATAAATACCTTTACTCCTTTTTTTATTTATCATTTTTTGAAAATTGGTTTTTGTCCACTTGATATTCTGATCTGATCAATTCTCATAAGTAGATTTTCCATATTTTTTCTTGAGTCAGGACCATTAAAATAGTCCGATACTGCTTTATTAATATCTTGTTCCGCCTGTGCACTTATTTTTTCATCCGTACTTACCTTAAAATCAACGCTGAATTTATTGTCAGTGGTAATAGTCATCGATTCAGATGGAATATTTAAATTAGGATTATTTAATGATTGTATTAAAGTTTGATTAGGATTTGGGGTGTCCACACCACCACTACCAAACAAACTACTAATTTGAGATTTTAATAAATCAAAATATTCACCCGCCTTTGTTGTAAATGTACCCATTAGATCACTAAGTCCAGCATTTTTCATGAAATCACTTACATAACCAGCAGTATTATCTGTTCCTGTTCTCCAATTTTGTGTTTTCTTACCTTCACTTGGTAATTCTTTATTTATCATATTTTGGAACATTCTTAATCCTCCAATATAACCTTCTTGAGCAACGTTAGAACTTGCGATTCCATATTTTGCTGCACCAACAAAAGCATTTATACCTGATGATATCCTTTTTAATTCTGTTAATTGATCTTTCGCAATCTCATCCATTGACTTAGCATCACTTTGTTGTTGTTTTGCTAATTTTTCAACATCATTACTAGTTAATTCACTTACAAATTTTGTTATATATTCTCCGGTACCTTCTTCCGTCCCATCCGATCGTTTAATTGTCTGTTCTATTCTAACTTCCGCCTTGCCTTCCTTATTAATTTGTGCCATTGTCGCAATAAGTTCTCTATCCTCTTTACTCGCAATATCACTTGGGAATTTAATTTGTTTTAATTTCATTTCAAACATCCCCGCATTTACCGCCATTTTTTGTAGTTCACCGGAATTTAATCCCATTGCTTTACCAATTTCTTCAATACGTCTTTTAGCCCCAGGAAGTATTTCTATTTGATTGTTTTCTTTATTAAATCTTGTGAATTCTTTAGTCATATTCACAATTTGATTTTGGAGTTCTGTTGGGTCGTTTTGAGCCAAATCCATTAATCTTAATGGATCTAATAATTGACTTGAGGTTACCCCTAATCTTTGTAATGATGCCGCAAATTCAATTGCACCTTCAGGATTAAATACGTTATCAACAACAGTAAATATTTTACTCATATCAATCCCTAATCTTGAAGCTTGAGCCGCCATTTTTGCTAATCCTTTTACCCCTCCTTCAAAATTATAAAGATTCATTTTATCTAAATTACCAACAACTCCTTCAGAAACCGCAGCAACTGTCGTACCGGCTTGTTGAGCAATTTTAACAACATCCATCATTTGATCACCCACACTAGCAATACTAAAACCAACATCTCTAAATTTAACAGCTAAATCGGATTGTTTTACACCCGTTACTTCAGCAGTTGCAGCAAAATCAGCAAGAACATCACTACTAAGCATCATATTAGTATTCATGCTTTCCCCTAATGTCTTAATTGTTTCAGCAACATCCCCTACATCGAGACCCATTTCCACAAACTTAGGAATTGCATCGGCAACAGTTTGGGTTAATTCTCCCGCTCTTTCTTTACTAACTCCAAATGTCTTTACTAATTTAGTTGCCTCGGCATCTAAGTTTCCTAAAGCGGTTAATATACCCTCTGGTCCAAGTTGTTTATTTACTTGCGATAATATAGATCCAATTCCTTTAAAAGGATCTGTAAATAACGTACCTAAATTTGATATTGTAGTATCTAAATTTAATAACTCATCACTTAATTTAGTTGATGTACTTTGATCAACGTTAGTCGTTCCAACTATATTACTTACCGGTGATGGAGGAGGTGCAAACATATTAACTTTAGTATTTTATAATAAATACCATTTATTTATCTTTTTTATGTTCTTCAATGATCTTATCTACAAGATATCTTCTTACATATGTTGGCATTTTTAAATAATCGGAATAAGATGTTCTTAATATCTTTCCCAATAAATAAAATTCGTCTAATAAAAATTTTGAGTAATCAGAAGAAAGGCCGAAAAAATTCCACCCCAAAAGCAATGTTAACCATTACTCTTTCTCCTGACGGGGCTATTACTTCTTTTACAAGATCTAGTTTAGGTTCGTTTTGTAACATGAAATTTTTAATATGTTTTGAATCCATAATTGGCATATTCTCAATAAATTTACTAATGTCTCCTCTATCTGAATTACCATCAATATCAACAATCATTTTAGATAATCTTAATGTCGCAATTGGAGCCGGTCTACCAACAGGATATTCACTAACAATTTTTTCAATTTCAATTGCATCTCTCATTATAAGAAATTTTAATCTTACTTTTGAACCGCTTCTTGGTAATGTTGTGGTTAAATAACCATCTGTATCAGGTTCAACTGATGTTTTATTAATATTTAACTCATCAAGTAAAATAGTTGCATTAAATTCTTTGTTTGTTTGTGGGTCCGTTACACTTACAACATATTCAGGACCAAACGATGTATTTCTTAAAAAGATCAATAAAGCCTCAATATCACCATCTAAAAGTTCTTCAGGTCTAAGGTCTGTTTCATATAACTTATTTCTTAACAAAGGTAAAACAATTGATTCCTTAATTGTTTTGTTTGGATTCATATTTAAAAGTGTGTTTTCATCCGCGGCAGTTAAATAACCAATTTTAACACTTTTCTTTTTAGAGGCATAAAATTTACCTCCAGATGGTAATGTCACCACATCATGTGGTAAGCTAAAATCCATTTGACCGTATTGTTTTGAATCGTTTTCCATAATCGTATTTTTATTTTAAATATAAAATCATTTACTTTTTAGTAAATAAAAAAACCTATACGGATTTCTCCATATAGGTTTATTATAATATTAGTGTTAAATTCTTAGTAAACTAAGATACATCTATCCATTCGAAGAGTTGCTGTAATATCAGCAAGAGCATCTTGTGAATAAGATAATGAACCAAAGTTCACATCCGTCATAAATGTTCCTTCTAAAATCCATTTCTCAACTACTACACCCGTTGGGTCTAACATTTCTATGTCAACATTCTTTTTATAACCTGCGGCATATCCCATACGACCTGTAACAGATTCAGCACATAAACGAACCCATTCCATCAATGCTTGAGCTGCTGAAGGACCAATAGGGTCTCTAAATTTAACTGTAATTGGATCCCAGTTAAATCGTCCAGCAACATACGTAGATGTATTTAAGAATTGTATTTCCGTTCCGTTAATTTTAATTGATGGTCTTGAAGCACTTTCCACGAACCATTCGTTAATTCCTAGTGGACTAGGAAATCTAAGTATGAATCTATTCTGGCGTTTCGGTTCATACGGAACTGGCATTTTCATCAGTAAATCAGCCATATTTTTTTTGTTTTAGTTTTAGTTTATTTTTATTATAAATATACACCAAACAAAAAATTTCTATTTACTTTTACTTTTTTTTCAATAAATTACATCTAGAACTAGACATTACTGGATTTTTAATATTAATACTTTCTTTTTATTCCTCCTGCTGTTAAATAAGTATGTAATATATCTTCGTCTTTATCTTTGAAATGTTTCTTCATAGTATCTACATTTCTTACATCGTCATCTGAAAAACCAATGTATGGTGTAAAATAATTACTTATCTTGTTTTTCATAAATGCCTTCTTTTGCAAATGATGAGATATTTGTTTTACATATCTAATAAAATCTTCCATTGCTTTTATCTTACCCTGTTCAGGATTAGTTTCGGCACTTACACCAAAAGACACCGGATGAAAACGACATAAATCTAAATAACTTCGTATAAGTTGGTCTTTATTAAGTTTATTTTCATCAGCCAAATCTCTATATCTCATAAGGTTTTTAACCAATTTATTTGAATCAATTCCATTTTTATTGGATTTAATTAATTTGTAAACTGCTTGTTTAAGAGCCGATGGAGTATGCCCTCTTGCCGTAATGATTGAAAAGATTGATCCATTATTAATTGCTTCCACAAAATCATCCCATGCCGGTCCAATTGGGGCAACCATACTATCAGTTAAAAACTTTCTATCACCTAATACCCCGAAATCCTTGAAGGCATTTGGATGAAATCCAACAATTGTATGACCATCATAATTAAATGGAGTCTTACCGACTTCAGTTCTGTGTTCAGAAAAATCCTCAGTTGACATACCTACCGTATTACCTTCATCATCTAAAAGATAAATTTTTGTTGGCATATACATTAGGTTATCATCCCAATCAAAGGAGTAATATTTCATCACCGGAGTTGAATTGTCTTGGACAATTTCACTAATAATTTCTCTAACAAGTTGTTTATGTTCCATAATTTTCTTACATTTATAAATACAAAGGTAATAAAAAAAGGGAGAACTTGTCTCCCTTTTCGTATTTTTTTTT